CTACTCCATTGTGTGGAAGGTGAGGGAGGCCTTGACCAGGGCGAGAGCGGTGATGGACTCCATCGGGATGTCCTTGGGGGCGAAGGAGGGGTTAAAGCTGGCGAGGCAGACCATGCCGGGCTGGTCTGACTTGCGGATGTACTTGACCGCCGTGTAGCTGTCGCCGTCGGTCTGGAAGGAAAGAAGGTATATCTCTCCCCAGAGGATGCTGTCGATGGACAGCTCCTTTTTCTTATACATCACTATATCGCCGCTCTTGAGCAGCGGGGACATCGATTCCCCCCTGACGAAGATCGCCCCATCGACTGCCGGCAGGTTCGGGATCCGGAGATAGTCGACTGGATCCACGTTCATCTCGCTGAAGATAGCGACCAGACCAGCGGAGGCGTCGAAGTCGTAAAGAGGGATATCTTGGACAGATAAAGCCTTATCTGTGCGGAGTGAGAAAGTATTCTCTGGGGTAACTCTCGTGGATTTAACCATATCCCCTTCCCCTCCTAATAGCCAATCTTCGGATATCTCCGGGAAAAAAGTACAGAATGAGTGAACGAATTGTTCGCTTAGATTTCTTTTTCCGGAGAGTACCTCGGATATATAACTCTTCTGCTTGCCAATGATTTTAGCAAGGTCAGAAGCATTGAAAATCCTCCGACTGTCAATTAAATAGTTCACACATTCTTTGAACCTGTTCCCCATAACGCATAGAGTAGAACAAAAATTTCACAAAAATATTTTGTAAGTGAACAAAAAGTTCTATATTTGCAGAAACTTAATCCGATTAAGTCGGGGCAAAGTTACGAATAATTAAGAGAAAACACAGAAAAATGGCAAAGACACTGACAGTTTACACGCTCTACGGGGACGAGGAAGCCCTGCAGCTGGTTTTGAAGAGACTCATTGAGAACTCCTATTCTTTCCACTACACTGGGGAGTTCCTGTACGACAGCACCCCATGGGATGACTTCCTGGATTTCCACTGCCGGGATATCCGCCACCGGCTGAACACCCACGTCGAGCACTGGTCTGACACCTGTTTGAATTTCGACTGCTCTGAGAGCGAGACGGAGTTCACCTTCTATGAGGACAGTGCCCCGATCTGTCGGGCGAGCGTGAAACCCTGCCATCTGATCAAGGCAACCGCCCTGTTCAGAAAGCTCTGCACCCTGGCTGCATCGCACGGTACCAACATCCAATACGACAGGAATAAATAATCAGCATAGCATGAGGATTCATATCAAGGTAGCGGACTCTCTCCGCGTGGAACTCGCCGAGAAGTTCCAACTCTCAAAGGTCAGCATCTGGTCTGCCCTCAATTACCTCACCTTCAGCGACAGGGCGGAATCCGTCCGTCGCTATGCGCTTGAACACGGTGGCAGCATCGTTGAGCAGGACTTCACCCCGAACTGCCGCACGGAGCACACGTCCGACGAAATGATCCAGACTTTCGCCGGTGGGATCCAGGTGCGGATCAGTCGGTCCGACAGCAACGCCCGGATCCTGCAGGACGGCGTCGAGCTGGAGTCGTACCAAGGTGTGACTATCCAGGGATGGGGCAACCTGCTCCACCACGCCCAGGAATTGTCCGAGAAACGTGTCGCAGCCGCCGCAAAGAGATGAGACGGATCCTTTGCATAGCCGGGTATGCCGCACTGGCCATCGCCGGACTTATCATCTCCGCTGTCACGGAGTTCTGGCCCTTGGTATGGTTCGGGGGATTTCCCCTGGCCTATATCGGGGCTTTAGGTGTTTGTAAAGAATGGACTGCCGGGAGGCCCTCCAAGGAAACAGCCGACCTGTGATTTTGTAAGTTCATAGATGGATAGAATTGTTGATAAAAGTTGTTAAGCCCGGGCTTACGGCTGTGCCCGGTGATGGAAGGATACTCAAGTGGTTCAAGAGGCCGGTTTGCTAAATCGGCAGGCCCGAAAGGGCGCGGGGGTTCGAATCCCTCTCCTTCCGCCCAAAGATTTGTAGAATGGAATACTACGGAAACATAATGGCAGTGACTGTGGCCGACTTGACGGGGGGAGAACTCCCTGTTATGACGCGCGCCTGCTATGACAACCTTACCCGGAGGAAGAGCGTCAACATCCTCCGCCCCGGCAAGGGTTATGGTTCCTACGCCCTGATAGAGTACGCGTCCCTGCCGGAGCGGTTCAAGTCCCGGTTCGTGGAGAAGTACGGCAACCCCGAAGACATCATGAAAAAGGAACAGGCGGGACTCCCGCAGGACCAGGCCGCCCAGCGGTTCTTCTATGACCACATCCTCCCCAACGGCGAGCGCATCCCGGAACCGAAACAGGAGGAGTACACCATCAACGCCAGGGTGCTGAACGCCCTGCAGGAGATGTTCAACACGCAGAAGGCGATGCGCCGGGCATGCAATAACAACACCCCGGTCATCTGGAGCAACATATTCAAGGCCTCTGAGGAACTGCGGGCCACATACCGTCACACCCTTCCGAGGAGCGAGGCCCGGCTACGGGACAAACTGCGGGAGTACGCCAAGGAGGGCTACGCCTGTCTGGTGTCCGGCAAGTTCGGAAACCGCAACACCATCAAGATCACGAAGGCCGGCGAGCGCCAGATCATTGCGCTCCGCCGCTGCAGGGTGCCGGTGTACACGCTCACCCAGATGTTCGAGGAGTACAACCGCATCGCCGAAAGGAAAGGCTGGAAGCCCCTCCGCTCGGAAAACTCCCTCCGGCAGTTCCTGGAGCGCCCGGACATCAAGCCCCAGTGGTACGACGCCGTCTATGGCGAGCTGGCGTCCAAGCAGCTGTACTCCCGCCATAACAAGACCCTGATGCCGTCGATGCGAGACTCGCTCTGGTATGGTGACGGTACCAAGTTGAACCTCTTCTACAAGGACTACGAGGGCGGCAAACTGGTTGTGAAGACCGCCTTTGTCTACGAGGTCGCCGACGCGATGAACGACACCCTCCTGGGCTACGCCATCGGCAAGAGCGAGAACTTCGACCTCCAGTACCGGGCGTTCCGGATGGCCATCGAGACTTCCGGCCACAAGCCATACGAGATCGTCACCGACAACCAGGGAGGACAGACCTCCAAGGTCGCCCAGGCGTTCTTCGCCAGCATCATCACCCACGTCTCACGCACCACATCACCCTACAACCCGCAGTCCAAGACCATAGAGCGCCTGTTCGGGGAGTTCCAGCGCCAGGTGCTGGGCAGGGACTGGCGGTTCACCGGCGGTAACATCTCGGCCAAGGAGGCCTGGAAGGTGAATCGGGAGTTCGTCGACGCTAACAAGGAGTCCCTATACACCTACGAGGAGCTGCTGGCGGCCTACGCCGCGGCCCGGCAGGAGTGGAACGCCCTCGGCGACAGGATGGCCGCCTACCTGGCGAGCGCCAACCCCGAGTCCGAGGCTGTGTCCGACATAGACATGGTGAACCTGTTCTGGATCCGGACGGACCGTCCGTCCCGGTTCACCGCCGACGGGATCACCATCCAGCACAATAAACGAAAGTACACCTATGAAGTACTGACGGAGGATGGGATGCCGGACTATGAGTGGCGGAAGGTGAACACCGGCAAGGAGTTCATCGTGAAGTTCGACCCCATGGCCATGGATGCCGCCCTCCTTTTCGAGCAGACGCCCGCCGGCCTCCGGTACGCCGCCACCGCTTACCCTTACCTGACCGTCCATCGCAACATCCAGGAGCAGCGTGACGGCGACATGGCCCTCATCCGCCACAACGACACCCAGAACAAGCGGATGCGTGTGCTCCGCCGGATTGAGAACCACGCACTGGAGCTGGAGCACGGCGTGGCCCCGGAGCAGAACGGTCTGCAGACCCCGGTCCTGAAGGGGATCAGCGAGAGCGAGTTCGAGGCTTTCGCCGATGCCATCGTCATCGCTGCGCAGTCCGAGGCTCCGGACACGGTGGACGTGGGGCCATTTAACAAGGCGGTCAGCAATATGGACTACGATGAGGCCGCGGCATTGAGCAGATTATAGCAAATCCTTCATATCATGGTACAGAAACTCACAGACAAAGAGAAAAAGGACATCCAGCGGCAGCTGATATCCTACGCGGAGGGCTACGACAGCCAGTCGAAGGCCGCCAACTCCCTTCAGGGCGTCACGAGCCCGGGCACGTTCAACGCTATCGTGAACGGCAAGTTCGAGAACGTGAGCGACAAAATGTTCCTCAAGATCCGCGCGGCCATCGCCGCCGGGCAGACCGACGGCTGGCGCCTCTGCGAGACGGCGGCCTACAAGGACGTCGAGACGTTCCTTGACGACGCGCAGCGCTATCACAACGTGTCCTGGGTGGTGGGCCCCGCCGGCATCGGGAAGACCACGGCGGCCTATCAGTACGCCCGGGGGCACCGGAACGTGTTCGTGCTCCCTTGCTCGGAGGACATGCACAAGGCCGAGTTCGTGGAAGAGCTCGCCAAGAAGATCGGTATCCGGAACGACGGACTGACCGTCCGGGCGACCCTGAACCGCATCGTGGATGAGGTCGTGAAGATGGACCATCCGCTTCTCGTCTTTGACGAGGGGGACAAACTGACCGACTCTGTGATGTACTACTTCATTAGTCTGTACAACGCCCTCGAGGACAAATGCGGCATCGTGTTCCTGTCCACCGATTACATCGACAAGAGGATGAAGAAAGGCCTGAAGCTGAAGCGCAAGGGCTACGAGGAGCTCTACTCCCGGATCGGCCGCCGGTTCGTGCCCCTGACCAGGGTGTCCGAGTTCGAGGTGAACGCTATCTGCAGGGGGAACGGCCTCACCGACGAGAAGGCCATCGCCACCGTGATCCATGACTCCGGCGACGTCAAGGACAGCAGTGTCGAGTTTGACCTGCGCAGGGTCAAGAAGTCCACCAGGATCCGTCTCCGGATCGCCGCTGCAGCACGTATCTAAACCCCTTTCAAATCCCTCTCAAACGGCTCTTAAATGGCAAGGACACTATCGGCAAGGCAGGTACTCCAGATGAGGTTCGAGACCGTCCGTCTCGGCGGTGGGTGGAATGATTGCGTTGGTGAGGTCGAGACATCGGGCGTGTGGTTCATCTGGGGGAACTCCGGCAACGGTAAGACATCCGCGGTGGTGTCCCTGTGCAAGGAGCTGGCGGCACACGGGCGGGTGCTCTACAACTCCAGGGAGGAAGGTATGAGCCTGACGATGCAGAACACCCTCCGGAGGTACGGCATGGGAGAGCTGGGCAGCAAGTTCCAGATATCGAACCTGTCGCTGGAGGAACTGGACGCGAAGATAGCGCAGCCCAGGGGCCCCCGGTTCATCGTCCTGGACTCCTTCCAGTTCATGGGACTCACCTACAAGGATTTTCGGGCCTTCTGCGAGAAGCACCGAACGAAGTTGCTGATCTTCGTCAGCCGGACGCACGGGCGCCAGCCGGACGGAAGGGCCGCCTGCAGCGCGATGTACGATGCCTCCCTGAAGATATGGGTGGAAGGCTACAAGGCTTTCAGCAAGGGGCGTTTCATTGGTCCCACCGGGGAGATGACGATCTGGGAGGACGGCGCCCGCCGGTACTGGGAAGGAAGGGAAAACAAGTAACACGACGTATGAGAGCGAAAAAACGCAATTATTCACGGTTCTACGCCATCGCCAAGGCCAAGGGCATAGACCTGGAGCTATACAAGGACGACCTTATCTCGGAGTTCACGCACGGCCGCACCACATCCCTGAAGGAAATGAAGGAGGCCGAGTACGACGAGATGTGCGACTGCCTCCAAAACGACCGCCGTCAGAGTGAGCTCAGCGAGGCTTACCTTACCCGCCGCCGCAAGGCGCGGTCGGCAGTCTTGAACAGGATCCAGCGGCTGGGCGTCGACACCACGGATTTCTCCAAGGTGAACTCCTTCTGTCTGGACAAACGGATCGCCGGCAAGCCTTTCGGGATGCTGACCGTCGATGAGCTGGATGCCCTCATCCCTAAACTTGAATCGATGCTCAGGAAGCCAAGGCCGCAGCGGGCCAGCCAGGTTATAAAACCTTCCACAATGCCTATTTACCTGTTCTATAGACCAAACCAACTGCCGAACTGATATGGACAAGATTGTGATTGATCAGGAAATCGACCTGATGAAGGCCGTCGAGGATACCCTGATGCAGGTGCTCGGGGAGGCCATCTCCCACATTGTGACATGTGCTTTCGCCGTAACCTTCCCGAACGAGGCTTTCAGCAGGGAATGCCTGGACATCGTCACCTTGAACGACGGGGAGTCCAGGATATTCAGATACAAGGGGATAATCCTTCTGACATTGATCAGGAAGTCCCAATTCAAATTCAGATTCGAATCGCCTGTTTTCAAGGACGGGCGGTTGACCATCGAGAGAGAAGGAGGTGTGCCTATGTAAGAGTTCAAATGTGCGTATGGGGAGGCGTCAGGACATATTTCGCGTCCAACCATTCACTAAATGGGGTTGCAAGCAAATCATAGGACGCACAGGGGTTCGAGTCCCCGGCCTCCTCCAAAGTTTCACCAATTAAAAAGTATCGACATGGAGAAAATGTACACAAGACAGGATCTTATCCGGTACATCGCCAAAGAGCGTGACCGGTGTATCACCGAGGCCTTCAACGAGGGGGAGCGGGTCAGGAAGCAAATACCCAAGGCTAAAGTTGGGCTGAAAGGCGTCCTTCGCCGGGCGTCAGAGTATGTGGATAACGTGTTCCTCAAGGTCGTCAACGGCAAGATGGACGAAAAGGGTGACTATGAGGAGCAGCTGCTGGCGCTGGTGGAGAGGGACTATTTCGGGGACGTGCCCCCGGTGGCGAAGGTGGACGTGGACGGCACCGTCTTTCCCTCGGAGGAGAAGACCATCCAGGCCGTCTATGACGAGACCTACGGCGGCGCCCACTGCTACGTCATCCGGGAGTGTCTGGGGTTCGCCGACGGCCGGACTTCCTACGTGAATTCGTCCCAGGTCATCCAGTTCATCATGAAACTTGATGACGGAACTGTCATCCCTGGCCTCCAGTCGGAGCAGCTGGTGATAGCGCTCATCGACCGTCACAAGAAATTGAACGCCCGCTTCCCCTCGCCCCAGAACGAGAAGATGATCCGGGGGCTGGAGATGTTCCTTGAGGCCAGCCGCGAGAGGGTCGAGGACAGGATGAGCCGGGGCGTAATGGGGGATCTGAAAAAATGAGGAATCCTTTCTTTTGGATAATCTTTAGGATCAGGATGATCAGGGTCCGGATACTGGCGAGGAAACTCAATGAGTTTAACCAGAAGATCCAGGAATCATTTCCTCCAGGTGGGTTAGTTCCCCCGAAGTGTGGGAGACGAGAAGACCTGCCGGTCGAGGTGGTTGTTCCCTTAAAGGCTGGTATCGACATAGTAGGACTGCGTGGAATTCTAAACAAAAAAACAATACCCAATATGGACATCAAAAACATGACACCGCAGCAGAGGGCCGAGTTGAAGGCCCAGCTTGAGGCCCAGGAGCGTGCCGAGAAACAGAAACGCGAGGAGGACATCAACGCTTACAAGGATCTGGTCGCCGGATTCTGCCACCGCACCAAGGATACGATGCTCGCCCTGAGCGGGCAGATGCGCAAACACAAGGACGACGTCTTCAATGAGGTCCAGTCCATCATTGAGCTGAAGGAGGCCCTGTTCAACGCCAAGGTTGACCGGCACAGCAATTCATTCACGGCCGACGGGATCACCGTCACCCTTGGTCGACGCACCAATGACGGCTGGGATGACACCGTGGAAGTCGGCATCTCCAAGGTGAAGGAGTTCCTGGCCACCTTGGCTAAGGATGACAACTCCGCCAAACTCTACAAGGCCGTGATGCAGCTGCTCTCCAAAGACCGCAAGGGCAACCTCAAGGCGAGCGCGTTGCTCCAGCTGGAGAGGTATGCCAACGAGTGGAACGACCCGATGTTCTCGGAGGGTGTCGAAATCATCCGGAACGCCTACTCCCCGGTGGAGACCTGCGACTTCATCTCCGTCACCTACAAGGATAATGACGGCAAGGTTCACGCGATCCCGCTGTCGCTGGCGGCGATGACCAGGGAGGACTGAAGGATGGACGGAATCGCTGATGAGGTCGTGAGATCGACCGCTGAGAAAAACATCCGTTCCCTGGCCAAAGCCCTGAAGCACGAGCTGGAGGTAAACGACGCCCAGGAGAACCCCGCACGCCGGGTACACACATCTCTCCTGATCTGTATGGACGAGGACCGGTTCATCGCCCTGGACGGATCCGCCCACCGGATGGAGGAGTGTTTCATTGAACTCTTCAAGAGGCGCCCGGAGCTCCGGAGCGTGGTGCAGGAAGTCCTTAACAAGATGTTCCGGATAGAGAGCCATTAACTCAACGGGCGCGGAGCCGGATGCCGGAATCATCCTCCCGAAGCCGGTGCGCTACGGCCAGGGCCGCGCCCTATTATTATGTGTTATGGATAAGCAGACTATTGAGAAGGCCAATCGGTTGCAAAGGCAGATCGAATGGCTTGAAACCCTTATCAAAGGGGATATCGGGCTCTGCTGGGGTGGGTTTATGGTCCATTTTACCATTAATTTCGGCCCATCCCAAGGTCGGGATGTGTACCACCAAATTAGCCGTGGTCTTGATATATCCGAGCAATTTGAGGTAGAGCAGAAAATGAAGGGTGTGCTCCGGGAAGTACTTGAAAAGAAACGTTCGGAACTGGAACAACTATAAATGAGATGCAGAATGAAAAAAGACACTTTTACGCGAGAATGGATCATAGAGCAGGCGCTTGATGTCCTCAGCCGGTATGAACCCGGTGTTCTGACCATCCGCGCACTCCACTACCAACTCGTAAGCCGGGGAATGACCAACGATATCCAGCATTACAAGCGGGTCGTGGCTGCCACCGGGGTTGCGAGGTGGGACGGTAGAATTGCATTTGACGCTTTCTCCGATCGTGAGCGCAGCATGGCCTGCACAACCGCCGGGGATCCTGTTGAACTTATAGAGGAAATCGACATCGGTAAAAGGCAGGTATATGCCTGGATGAATGCATACTATCGGCATAGGTGGGAAAATCAACCCTATTATCCGGAGGTCTTCATCGAGAAGAAAGCCCTTGAAGGTGTGTTTTACAAGACCTGCTCCGCCCATGCCATTGCGTTGGCCGCTTGTAAGGGGTACCCCAGCCTTACTTTCCTACATGATGCTTCTATCCGGTTCCGTGAAGCGGAGAATCGGGGGAAACAGCCAATCATCATCTATTTCGGGGACTATGATCCGTCTGGTGAGGATATTCCCAGAGCCATCAAGGAAAACCTTGAAAGCCTGGGAGTGGGGTCCCTCATTGTCAAGCGGGTTGCTCTGAATGAGGAGCAGGTGATTGCCTGGAACCTCCCGCCGGCCCCTACCAAGGTGACTGACTCCAGATCTGTTAACTGGGACGGGCTGGGCCAGGTTGAGCTGGATGCCGTCCGCCCGGAGAAATTGATGGAGCTTCTGGATGAGGCTATCTCCGATATTTTCGATGATGATCTATATGATGAGCTGAAGGCCACCGAGGAAGAAGAGCGTGAGGAGTACCGGAGGGAACTGAGAAACTATATCGAATCGTTATCAGAGTGACATGAAGCCTGGAAAGAAGATTTTATTCAAGTATCTGCAGTCGGCAGCCGAGCCATTACAGGATATCCTCCGGAACTTCTATGATTTGCATTGCTCCGCAATCGTCACTCAAGACGGGGTGACAATAGTCCGGGATGAAATCCATGCTCCGGTATCGACCACCAGCGAAGCCGTGTCAATGGAAGACCTTGGGCCGAGACGGAAAACCACAACCACTAAACAGTTTAAGAAATGATTACAGACCCTTTACTCAAGACACAAGTTGCCGCTCTCTATAATGAGGGCTGGAACCCGGAGGATATTGCCGAAGAACTCGGCCTGGACGAAACAGATGTAATGGATTACTGCAGCGAACTGCTATGAGAAGCAAAGCACAGATTGACGCCGCTGCGGGGGCTTATTACCGCACCAACGAGGCGAAGAACCGGAACATCTCTTCCGCCGCCCTCAAGTCATTCAAGGACGGAATCAAGTGGGCTGACAAAAACCCGGAGAATCCCTGGCACCCGGTGAAGGATCTCCCCAAGGCTCCAGGTTTTGTCCTGGTATGGGCTAAGGCCGAGGACGGGCCAGAAAGCCCGCTTGTGGCCCGCTACTGCGGGGAAGGATATTTCGACCTTTTCGGGATGATATTCTGGAAGCCGCTGTACTGGATGCCGCTATTGACCCCGGAGATGAAGCCTTTCGACTACTGACCATTTTCTTGAGCCCACGAAAAGGATATTTTCAGGGACACGGCCGCTTGGCTGCGCCCCTTTTTTCGTGTCCGGTATTAATCGTGTTAATAATCACCCTCCCACATCCCTAAATGGCGTAACTTTGTGAGTAAAAGTCTTTCAGATGCCCCGGGGAAGGAATAAGGATCTCATCAAGGCGAGGAACGAGAAAATCGCCCAGCGCTGGTATTATTGGACCGAGAAGCAGCGCCTCCGGTTCGATGACGCCCTGAAGATACTGTCCCAGCAGGAGTTCTTTCTTTCGGAGGACAGGATCCTGTATATTCTCCGGGAACACATCAAGGAGCACCCGGATCCGAAGATAGCGACCCATCTCAAGATCAAGGCGCCAAGGCTGACCGCCGAGCAGCTGTCCCTATTCCCCGACCTGTAGGGTGTCGGTGATATTCAGGTTGATGGTGGTCTCGTAAACCTTGACCCTGCCGGGCATGGAATATGCCCTCGACTGGATCCTGTACATCGGGGACATCCCCCCGCCGAAACTGTAACCGTGCAGGGCGTGAACCACTTTCCGGTTCACCTCCAGCCGGCCTCGCATCTGCGAGAAGTCGTTGCCGTGCTCTCCGGAGGCGTAGTGGGAGTCCTCGTCGCAGCGAAACGCGGTCTTGACGACGACGGTGGCGGTACCGCGCTGCGCCCTCCAGTCCTTCTCGGCCTTGAAGTCCACGGTCGACGCGTCGATCAGACAGCAGGGGAAGAGCACAGGGTACTCGTACCGGTCGTCATACTGGGTCGGGTAGAGCTGTCCGGTGTCCTCGTCGATATGGTCGAGTTCCGGAACCTGGGAGCGTATCCGTTCCGCGATTTTGAGATAAAGATCTTCCATAAGCGTTATTGATTGATGATACGAAGGATTTCCTTCTCGATGTAGGAGGATATCTTGGTGTCAAGCTCCGCGCTCGGCCCCATGAACTGCCTCCTGGGTATGTTGATGGTCAGGGACTGCTTCTTCGTCAAGGCGAGAGCCTTCCATTTCTCCGCCTCCGCCGGGGACGCGCCCTGCCCGCCCGATGTCGCCCCTTTCCGGCCCTTCTGGGCGCTTTTACCGCCCCCGCCCAGCTCGTAATACTTCGCCCAGGCGAAACGCCGCATTTTGGGCGTTATTTTGGGATGGATGGTTCCGCCCTCGTTGTGGACAGGTGCGTAGATGACGTCATTGAAGATGGTTACCTCCGCCATTCCCGGGGTGTATCCGATGGCGTTGTAGAGATGGTTCCTGGAGGACATCAGCGTCCGGTACCGGGAGTCGGCTCCCGGGCCTCCGGAGGAAAGGCGTTTCGCCGGGGGCCAAGGGTGCAGGCCTCCGTTCACGAACCCACCCTGCCGGAAGTTGTCCTGGAAGTGCTGCTTGGCGATCTTGCCGGCGGCGACAGGCAGTTTGCGGGCGAAGAGGTGCTCGAAGTCCTTCCTCATCCTCTGTATGTCCTGCTGGATCTTATCCATCGTTCGAGAGGCGTTTGAATCCTTTTTGAGCGGGCGTTTATCGGAGGACGACGATGAAGTTCTTGGCCTTTTTCCGGCGGAGGGAATGCTTCACCAATGCCATAATCAGGCGCAGGATCCCGACGAACCCGGGATGGTAGTAAACCTTTGATGACTCGGCATAGCAGAGCTGAAGAATCTGCTCCTCAGGGTATATCTCCGCAATGGTTTTCTCCCCAAGTTCCTCCTCCGCGACCTGATTGTCCTTATCCAAGCACCTTTGCAGTCTGAAAGCCGCGGCGGTACGTCTCCAGGAATCAAGGACATCGTTCTCTTTTTTTGTCATTTTATGCTTGAATTAAAAATAATTGCTATATTTGCAGTACTTATATGCGGGGGGTAGGCCTGGAAACAGGAGCCTCCCGCACCCCTTTTAGAAGGGCTCGTCATAAACAATCGCATCATCCTGGATGCAAATAACCCTTTTGAAGGGGACGTATTCCCCATCATCCAGCTTCTCCAGCCCACGATACCGACCAATCGCACGGCGAATTTTCTGTTCCGAGAAACCACCATTAGGGAAGACAAGGATAGCGATTTCCGTCGCGCGTTTATCAGCGCAATGCTCAAGACTTCGAAGGATATTGTTATCAGTACCAGTCTCGGTCCCGGCTATTTCACACTGAAGCCCATCCCATGTCCCCTCTGTGAATCGTTGCCCATCTTTACCATGGTACTCGCTCTCCAGGACTACGGCATGGCCTGTTCTTCGGCCCACTTTCTGGGCGGTCTTTTCATATTTGCCGCCCACTTCGTCGAAATTGTGTTCTTTGTGGGAGGCGGACATTCCGCCTGAGGCCCTGTCATATTTGACATGGTGGTAGTCTTTGTCCTCTTTGAGGCGGCGATACAACTCTTTATTCCTTCTGGAATTGTCTTTACCGGATAGGTCATTGATGCACGCCCTGATGAAAGGGCAGTCATAGCAGTCCTTTTTACGATCGTGGAAGAGTGCGGCGAGGCGGTTCTTGACGCTGGCGTTGTAGAACCCGCAGTGCGCGCAGTCCGAGGGGAAGTAGGGATGGTCGTCCGAGAAGACCTGACCGGTCTTGGCCGGGTTGCCTCCGAGCCCCGGGGACACCGGCGCCGTGTCAGGATCCTCCAGCCCCCGGTTGTCGGTGACCGGCTCGTCCGTGGATGTCCAGCCGCACTGGCACCCCCATTCGTCACCGGGCTTGTGGGCGTCCCAGAAAGGGTCGTTGATGGGCCAGATGTGGTGGTAGAACGGCTTGTGCGCCTCCCGGGGCGTGACCGCCGTGCTTGGCAGCCACTCGATGTTAGGGAACACGTCGGCCTCGTCGATGAACTGCCGCATCTCGGCGGCGCGGTGCGCCCTCCGGATGGCGGTGTCGTACTCCGTCCGGAGCCAGGCGTTGACATGATGGTCCACGATGCCCTCGGTGTCCTGCTTGAACTGCTGGAAGGACTTGACGTTGCCGTCATCGTCCAGCAGCTGGGACGCCATGTCCCGACCCATCCTGTGGGCCTTGAACGCCGCGAAGACCTCCGTGTTGGTCCGGAGTTCCTGGAGGAAGGCGTTGTCCCCCGATGGGGCATTGTACCCGGTCTCGACACCGCCGACCAGGATGCGGCTGACCTCCCGGAAGAGGCCGGCGTCTATCTGCGTCCTGGTGTTCAGTTTCCGGCTCTGGATGTTGCGAAGGGCCGTCTCGATGACGCTGGAGTCGAAGGTGAAGGGGACGGATGTCTTGCGGTCATCCATCGCCTCGCTATAGAGGGCATCGACTACCAGTCTAAATCCGCCGCCCTGCCGCCCTGCAGGGCCCTCACGAAAAAACGGGCCATCCGGTTCCTGGCTTTCGCCTTCTTGCCGTCCTTCGGCTTCACCGGAGCCTCTTCCCCTGTTCCGTTGGGATCGTCATCGTCCGGATCATCGTCATCCGGAGTCAAGGAGGGAGCCGAGTGGGCCTTGATGAGATCCTCCTTCATCGAGTCGTATTCCTTGGGCTTGGGGATACCGAACTCCTCATAGAGGTACTCGTCATCGATGGGCAGCAGCAGGTCGTTCTTGAGCGTCTTGAGGACGTTGACCTTTTCCTGGCTGTTCTTGCTCTTGGGAGGCACGAAAAAGAACTCCCCGCCCTCGGTGTTGATGCCGAGGTGGGCGAAGATATCCGTCATCTCGTAATTGAGGATATTGAGGATGTTCAGCTTCACGAAGAAGTTGATGTCCTCCTCTCCCTCCTTCTGCACGGTGCCCAGTGCCTGGGTGCCTTTGTCCCCGGCCTCGGTGGTGAGCGTGTTGCCGGTGACGGTCTTCGAGATCTCATTGTTGCAGTAAGTGCCGAGACGCTCATAGAGGTCCCCGGCCCCGGCGACAGTGCCGGTCTCTATGAGGTTGATGTTGGTGCCGTTGGGATGCACGATCACCCCGGCTCCGCCCATGTCGGCGATGTCGTTCAGGAGTTTCTGCCGGGCCTCCTCGTCCCAGGCGTCATAGGTACCCTCCCTGATCGGCCGGCCGAAGATCTCGGCGAAGTCCGCCCAGTCCCCGACGTTGTTCCGCTTGAGGATCACCCAGAAAGCCGCGACCGCCAGGTTCCCGATCATCCGGGGATCACCGATATAAAGGAGGTCGCTGAACTCGTCCCAGCTGATGCCGGTGATGTCGGTCTGGTTCCTCAGGATGGTCCGCTTGATCGCGTCGACGTGCTTCCGCGGTATGAGGTCATAGTTGATCCAACCCTTCTCGTCGCGGTAGAACTGGAAGAGGGAGCCGCCGACGCCCTCCCAGTCATGGTCAATGAGGTCGCCGAGGAATTTGGTGAACCAGGGGGACTTGATGTGCTCGGACATCGACTCGTCCACCTTGCCGTCCCTCATGAACTGGATAGGGGTGGAGAGGACCGCGGCCTTCTGCTTCCGGAGGACGGAGAAAAGGTGGCTGTCCAGCTTCACGTCCGCGTACAGGTCGCAGAGCCTCGCCCGCATCGGGTAGTCGATGACCTCCGCCTTGCGGATGGCTTCCATATAGACGCCCACATCCAGACCGCCGCGCCGCGGCGCCGTCAGGATGATGGTCTGCTTCTGGGTCATGCCGACGTGCCCGCCGACGGTGATCCGGTTTTTTTTCTTGCTTCTTGCCATATCAGAATGTGTTAACTCTCTTCTTGTTGCTCCGCATCTGGAACTCGGACGCGGCCGCCGCGTCATCCGCGTCGACCCTGTCCAGGCCGTCGATGGTGATCTCGCCCTTCTGCACCCCCTTGAGCCATTCCACGGCCCGCTCGTAGCGGTCGATGCGGGTCTGTGTCATCAGGCCCTCGCGGATGGAGCAGAGGTGATAGACGGCGATGTCCTTGGCGAACATCAGGAGCAGGTCATGCCTTTGGCCCCCTTCCGCCGAGAACGCTTTCTCGCAGTCGTACCTGGCGGCCAGGTACCCCTTCATTTCGGAGATCGCCTGGTTCTCGACAATCTCCAGGATATTTGGATCCTCCCTGACCGCGCTGTCGAGGAGCTCGACCCGGATGGAGGATGTGTAATCCGACTTGGTGATGAAATTCGTTGCTGCCATAGTTATTGTCTGTTTTTGCTCTTGCGGGCTATACTCTTGATTGAAACATAGGATGAAGGCTGGAGTTCCTGGATCTTCTGGTCGATGATCCAGTTGCCGCCCTCGAGACAGTCCATGCCGTCAGCGTGGAAGTTAAGGGCCATCGTGAAGTACTTGAACTCGTCCTCCAGCAACTTCATGTTCGGATCCTCCCTCTCGGCGGCGTTCAGTACGAGCAGCCCTTCCCGGTTCAACGGTTCCAGGTGCGCCTCGATGCGGGTGGCCTTGTCACCCTTGTCACGGGTATCCGGGTTCACTGACAGTTCGATGCCTGTCCGTCTGCGCTCCTTGGCGATTGCCGGGCGGAACACCTGCTGGAAGACAGGGTTCTGCAGGGAGTTGTTTTCCTGGTATATGAATACGGGCTTGCCGGTCTTGAGCCGGGCAAGCTGCAGGAGGGCGAAGTAATGCCCGACGAACTCGGCGGTGGTCATCTTGCCCAGGAACCCCTTGATGACGTACAGGGTGGAGTCCAGCTTCCCGAGCAGGAACATCGCCTTCTGGGAGCCTTTCTTGTTCCGGGAGGGCCCTTTCGACTCGCTGGTGGTGGGGTCGGCATAGATGACCAGGAACGGGAACCGGGCCAGGGGCGGCACCTTGCCCCACTTGGTCGACGGGAAGATCTTGCCTTCGGTGAGCGGGTTATTGAAATACTCTCCCTCCCTGGCCTTGGTGCTGATCTTGGAGAGAACCTTGTCGATCATCTCCTCCGTGTTCTTCTCGGGCCAGGTGCTCCGGCCGTTCTCGTCCCGGATGTTCACGATGTCCCAGTGGTCGGCTTTCTTGCCGGCGCGTGTGATGCAGCAGTCCTCGGCGATGATGTTCCCGCACCAGACGATGAGGGTGGGGACGGAGATGGACCGGGTCGGGTAGACGGCCTTCTCCCACCAGTCCCAGTTTTTGTCCAGGACATCGATGTTCCTGCAGGCCTCGTCCGTGTCGAAGTCGTCCTGGTACAGCACGTCCGGGCGGACGGACTCGTTGCGGAGCCCTCGGGGGGCGTTGCCAGCGCCGATGCCCAGGAACATAGCCCCGCCCTTGGTCTTGAAGCATTTCTCCTCCCAGTCACCCAGGGACTTCTGCTCGCCGTAATACTGGATGATGCGGCGGTTGGCCTCGAAGTTGGCCCTGTAAGGGGCGAGGAGCCGCTTGGCGGCGTCCTCGGTGGCGGAACTCAGGAGGATCATCTTCCTTTTCCCGGTCAGTACCAGGAACATCAGGATCATCATCACGACGGTACTCTTGGCCAGTTCCCTGGACCAGGACAGAACCTCGTACCACTCGTCATTGTTGATGAGCCGGTTGATGGCCTTGATGTGGAACCTGGCGAAGGGCGCCTTGGCGTAGCCGGGGAAAAAGAACCTCATCCATTCCACCGGCCGGGCCTCCAGTTGCAGGCGGTGTTTCTCTATCTCCGCCGGGGACATGGACTCGTCGATCGGCGTATCCTCGTACACCGACCGCTTGATCTCCTCCCACAGCTTTAGGGCGTCTCTCTCGACTTGCTTCATAGGCTACAGGAGGGATTTGATGAATTTGTCGAACGCCCCGACGAAGGTCTTCGTCAGTTCCGGATCCACCGGACGGAGCCACTGGATGAAGCGGTTGCCGACGGACACGACGTCATGGATGCCGATGTCGTTCTCGAGTTTGTTGATGGCGTCCGTCAGCTTGCAGATGATGTCCGCCTCCCTTGCGGTCGCGTACCTGGGGCCGTCCTCCGGATCCCGCTCTCGGATGGTGCTGTTGATCTCTGAGAGTTGCCGCTGCAGGTTCTTGATATGCTCCTCGCGGGTCATCGTCATCGACACCTTGAGCTCGTCCCATTTACCAGCCTTGATCCAGCGTATGACGGTCTGCCGGGTCACGCCGACGATATCGGCGATCTCCTGCTGGGTGCGGTTCTCATAGAGGTACATCGACTTCGCCCACTGCAGGCGGGTGTTGTCTGTATTGGATTTCTTGCCGGCCATAACCTTGTTTTTTGATTCACCCGCAAAATTGACCGATTAAAGAAAGGGGAGCAAATTCAGGTTTTATGATACCCTGTGAAAACGACATGATAACGCTCCCGGGAGGTATGATAAATCCTTGATTTTCAGAGGTCGAAATAACCCCTCAATTTTGCGGAAAACAGACGCGAAATGAAAAATATCTTCAACATCATAGCGAATCCGGACAAGCGGAGCTGCACCATCCTCCTGTACGGTGAGATCGGTGATTACGCCGAGGTCCGGGCGGAGGACATCCTTACCCAGATCATGGAGGCGGAGGCCAAGTACGAGCGCATCGACATCCGCATCAACTCCATCGGCGGCCAGGTATCTACCGGCATCGCCATCTTCAACGCCCTCAAGGCCTCGAGGGCTGACATCACCATCTACATCGACTGCCTGGCGGCCAGCACGGCGTCGTTCATCGCCTCGTGCGGCCGGACGGTCAAGATGAGCCGCTACGCCCGCCTGATGATCCACAAGCCTACCGGCGGTGTCTGGGGCAACGCCGACGAGATCAAGAACTACATGGAGCAGCTGACGCAGATCGAGAACACCATCTGCGACATCTACGCGCAGCGCACCAAGCTCTCCGTCGAGGAGATCCGCTCCACCTATATGGACGGCAAGGACCACTGGCTGTCAGCCGAGGAGGCCGTCCGGCTGGGCTTCGCCGACGAGGTATATGACGACCTGCCGGTCACGTTCGAGGACTCCCTTCCCCTGGAGCAGAGGTGCGAGCGGTTCACCAGCCTCTACAGCGAGACATTCAATCACCAACATAAAAACAAGATCAGTATGGTAGAAAAAATCAAGAAACTGCAGCCGTTCAGCGATTGCGCTGACGAGGCTGCCATCATGGCCCGCCTTAACGAGATCCTCGCCAAGGCCGAGGCGCACGACACCCTCAAGACCGAGATCGAGACCCTCAAGGCCAAGGTCGTGGACTACGAGAAGAAAGAGAAGGCTGCCGCCGACGCCGCCATCGCGGCCGAGGTCGACGCCGCCGTCAAGGACGGACGCATCGACGAGACCCTCCGGGAGAAGTATGTGAAGATGCTTCACTCCGACCAGGCCGAGAGCGCCCGCGAGATCCTCAATTCCCTGAAGCCGAAGCGCCGCGCCGCCCAGGTCATCGACACCTCTGTGGATGAGCCGAAGACCGCCCAGGACATCGTCGCCGAAAAGACCGCCGAGGTTCAGGCCAAACTCAAGCAGAACTAACTCCAAAACTCAAGCATTATGCCTAATCCTACTATCAACACCCGCTATGCCGGCGAGGTCTACGAGAAGATCCTTGCCAAGGCAGCTACCGGCAATGAGCTCTTCGAGAGAGGGCTTATCCATGTCGAGACCGGTGTCCAGGATAAACTGGCCATCCCGCGTCTCCAGCTTTCCAAGATCCTCCAGAAGCGCAAGGAGATGCCCACCTCCGCCGACGCCAAGGGAGACATCACCATCGACGAGCGCGTCCTTGAGCCGCACGACGCCATGGTGTACATCGAGTTCAACCCCCGCCTCTTCGAACACATCTGGCGCAAGTGGCAGCCGACCGGCAACCTTGTGTTCGAGGAACTGCCCGCCAATATCCAGGCGCAGCTGCTTGAGGCCATCGTGTCCCAGCTGGGCGAGGAGCTCGGCGTAGAGTTCATCCAGGGCGAGTACGGCGAGAACGAAGGCCAGTACTTCGACGGCATCCTTACCCGCATCTCCAAGGCGGCCAAGGAGGGCAAGGCGGTGACCGCCGTCTGCTCCGACTCCAGCCAGATCAAGCGCCTGCGCGCCGTATGGAAGGCCACCAAGGCCAACATCCGCGACAAGGCCGACTTCGTGTTCCTGATGTCCAAGGCCGACTGGGACGCTTACGACGATGAGCTGGCCGACCTCCATCACAAGGGAGCCGACCCGACCGAACAGAACGTCAAGCGCTTCAAGGGCCACCGTGTGGAGCCTCTGGAGGGAATGCCAGACGATGTCATCATCGGAACCCTCGCATCGCTGGATGCCAACAAGACCAACCTGTTCGCCGCAGTGAACCTGGTGAACGACTTCAACGCCATCCTCATCGACAAGGTGACCAATGCCGGAGAGAAGTACTTCTGCAAGATGCTCCTCAAGGCTGACACCCAGATCGCGTGGGATGAGCTCTGCACCATCCTTGACAACAGGGATGCGTCCGGTGACGATTCTGACTCCGGCTCCAGCACCCCGACCATCAGCGGTGACACCGCCCTGAGCGTCGACGCCACCGCCAAGTCGAATGTGCGCACCTACGCCACCTCCAACGGCGCAGCCGTGACAGCCGAGGTCATCACCGAAGGTGCGGATTGGCTCACGGTTTCCGTTTCCGGCAATAAGGTGACCTTCACCAGAACCGCCTACGCCGCCAACGCTGAGGGCAGCGATCCCCGCGTCGCCAAGGTCAAGATCGGCATCGCCGGCACCGACGCGGAGCTGGAGGTTACCGTCAGCCAGGCCAAGGCCACTGAATAAGCGTCAGGCAGCTTTTAACCGACCTTCGTTATGGATTACGAGATATTGAAGGATTTGCTCATGTTTCTGCTCCCTGGTGGCGCAATCGGGTCCGTCGTGACCTGGTTCGCCACCCGGAAGGAGCGGAAGGTTGACGTCCTTGCCAAGCTCCAGGAGTCCATAGACCTCCTCACCCGCAAGTACACGGAGGTGCTGGACGAGAATGTCCAGCTGAAGGCCGACAATGCGCAGCTGCTGGCGAACCAGGAGATAATGAACACCAAGATCGATTATCTCACCAACCAAGTAAGGATTCTCACACAACAGTTAAACAATCAAGGAAATGAAAAATCTCATCAAGGGAAAAACCCTTCTCATCCTGGCAGCCGTCGCGTTCCTGTCCGTAGCGTGCGGCCCGTCAAGCAAGCTGACGGCGTACCAGCAGACCCGGACGGACAGCCAGTCGCTGGTCCAGGCGCAAGCCGTTCAGGCCGAAAAGGCCGCGTTCGACAGCCTTCTGTACAGTTACCAGAACCTCCAGCTGGAGATGACGGAGCTGAAGGCGACGTTCGAGCAGTCGATCCCGGCAGCGCAGGCACAGGTGACGATCCCGATGCAGAGCCTCACTGACCTCCCCGAGGGAGCGAAGTTTGGGGAGTCGAGCGGCCGGGCGACTGTGGAAGCCGTCCGCTTTGGGGACAATATCATCCTGACCGGCCGATGTGATAGCGTGGCACGACAATGCGCGGTCCTGGAGAGGAAGACTACACGACAACAGAACACTATCGACTCGTTGAGCAAGGCACTCCAGTATAAAGATTCGGAGCTCTCTCAATTGGCCGTCAAACTGAATTCAAATAGCGTTCAAACGGCATCGGCTGTTGAAGAGACCAGAAAGCCGCCACGAAAGATCGGCGGGTGGTTCGTGGCTGGTACCGCACTGGGCCTCGCCGGTGGAGCCGGGGCGAACCTCCTTTGGAAACGCTTCAACGTGGGCTCCATGGTAAAACGAATATTCACCTAAAAAACAAGCCACTATGTACAAGCACGGAAGCAAATTGATCCTCTTCATGGGAACCAAGGCCCTCGGGCACTGCTCATCCTTGGAGATCCAGGATCAGGCCGAGACAAAGTCCCGCGCCATCAAGTCCCTTCCGGACTACAGCGAGGAGGAAACGGATTCCGACCTGCAGCCCGCCGCTGGCGAAGATAAGGCCAAGGATGGGCTCTGGGATGAGAAGTCCGTGTCGAAGCGGAACGTTACCATCAATGCCGAAGGGTTCGTCTGCGACGAGGAGTCCGGGGTCGGCTACGACGACCTCCTGGAAATGATGGACAATGCGGTACCCGTCAAGGCAAAGTATGCCTATGACGGCGAGGAAAACAAGAAGTACCGCGTCGGCAAGTTCATCATCACAAACCTCCAGCGCAGTACTCCTGCGGATGACGATGAGACGTACTCCCTCACCTTGGAGAACACCGGGAGGGTGCGGACCAAGACTGTCGCCTAACCCGGAAACACATTGATTCGGTCCCGGGCTCTCCGGGACCGTTTTTAACAACTAAAGCAAAAGACAATGAGCAAGTCAAAGAAACAACTCGAGATCGAGATCAACGGAAAGAAATACCCCTATAAGGAAACTATGGGTGCCATGATGGATTTCAAGCAGGAAACAGGACTTGATTCCCCAGTGGACACCGAAACCACCCTCAAATACATGTACCACGTGGTCAAGGCCATGTGCCGCCGGTCAGGCCAGGAATGTGACCTCACCTACCAGCAGTTTCTCGACGGCCTTGACGGGGACGAATTCCTGCGCATCGTCAACGAGAACAGGCAGGATCCTGCGGAGGGTGACGAAAAAAACGCGTAGAGCCTGTCCCGATAGAGAGGATCCTTGGCATAGCTGTCGGCAGGATGGGGATGTCCATCGATGATTTCCGTCGGCTTACCCCAGGGGAATTTGACGCCATTTACGGCGAATGGCGAGCCGGGCAGGACTCAATCATACATGGCGAATGGGAGCGTTGCAGATGGATCTGCTACTTCATCCTGAAGCCTTATGCGAAAAAAACGCTCAAGCCGACGGACATTTTCTCGTTTAACTGGGACAACCATGGCAGGAAGATGACCAAGGAGGAGCGTGAAGCCGAAAAGAAAGAATTCGAACGACTGAAAGAACTCTGGAAAGATGAAGAAAGCGGAATATGAGATAAGTTTTGTCGGAAAGGAGTCGGTTAGTGCCGTCGCCTCAAAAATCGTATCCGCCGTCACCGAGGGGCAGCGGAGCGCCTCCGCCGCCATCCAGAGGGTCAGCAGTGATTTGAAGTCTCAGGGGGCCGCGGCCGCAGCGGTGGCGTCTAAAAGCAAGGCGGCCCTTGAGACAGTCGCCTCCGGTGCCAATGGCGCGGCCACCAGCGTCAAGGCCATGTCATCAAGCTATACGAAGACCTATGAGGAGGTCAAACAAGCCCTGTCTTCCGGGGCGGCCTCCGTGGAAGAGTTCAGCCAGAACATCGAGACCCAGAAGAAAGTCGTGGCAGACCTCTCCGAACGGTACCGCCAGCTGAAATCCGACAGGGATGCTTCCGGGGAGTCTTCCCGGCTCCTTCAGGAACTGAATGATGAGAAAGGCGCACTTGCCGGTATGCGGGATGCCGTCAACCAATACAAGCAGTCTGATGTAAGCCTCCGTACGCAGATCGCGGCTGTCCGTAACGAGATGGGGAGGCTCCGTCTGGAGGGGAAAGAGAACACGAAGGAATACGAGACACTCCGTCAGGAGATGGAGCGCCTTGGCACGGCCTACCGGGAGCTCCAGACAGAGCAGCAGGCCCTATCCACCGGGGCAACCCAGATAGGCGGGATCATCAACGGTGTGCAGGGCCTTATGGGGGCCTATTCCGCCGGATCCGGCATCGTGTCCCTGTTTGTCAGCGACAACGAGAAACTGATGCAGGTGCAGACAAAGATGCAGTCCGTCATGGCCGTGATGATGGGTGTGCAGCAGGTATCCAACACCCTCCACGCCACAAGCGCATTCAGGATCGTCACCTGCAGGAAGGTGACGGAGCTTTGGACCGCGGCGCAGACCAGGCTGACTGTCGCCTACGGAATGTCCACGGCGGCGGCCAAGGCTTTCATGGCGGCGACCACCATGGGGATATCCCTCATCGTTACAGGCGCCATCACTGCCATCTCCAAACTGATTGACAAACACCGGGAAAACAAGAAAGCGCAAGAGGAGGCCAGAAAGGCCGAGGAGGAGGCGCAGAAATCCATCCGCACCACGGTAGCCAATAACATTGCCTCGCAGCTGGTCACGTACAGGAAGCTGCAGCAGCAGTGGAAGGGCCTCGGGGAGGATCTCCAGAAGCAGCAGAGATTCATTAAGGATAATGCCGGCGAGTTCAAGACCCTCGGTGTCAGGATCACGTCAGTCAAGGACGCGGAGAATGTTCTTATCACCAACGAGGGCGCCTTTGTGGAATCCCTCAAACGCCGCGCCATGGCCGCGGCGGCGATGGAACTTGCCTCAAAGAAATACCAGTCCGCCATCGAGAAGATGCTTGAGGCTGAGGAAGCCAAGAAGGTCACCAAAGATGACAGGAAGAAAGCCACCAAATATGCCTATGATGTTTACAACGGAGAGGTGGGATCCGCCAAGGGGGTTCTTGGCCGGGGACAGGTGGCCGGACAGAGAGACAAGATAATAAACGATGCTTTCCAGAGTAACGTCTACACTTACGGGCAGCAGCGTGCGAAGGAATACAATGATGCAGCGGAAGCCGAGATCAAGGAAGGGGACCGCTATTTCAGCATCGTGGAGAAATATAACGCCAAGGCCGATGAGGCCCTGAAGGCGCAAGGTATAACCCCATCGGGGGCCGGTGGCGGGGCTGGTTCCAAGGCAGGCAGCATTGATGCCATCGAAAAGAAGATCCAAGCCTTGACAACCCTGATGAAGTCGGCGAGTGCTTCTGAACGGGCGGAACTCCAGAAGGATATCAATGCCTGGCAGAAGAAGCTGGATGCCGTCAACCTTGAACTGGAGGCCCTCAGCGTCCCGTCAGACCCCCAGACCATCCAGGAACTGGAGACGGCCATTGGCTATTACGGCAAACTGCTCAAGGTCGCCGGGGCCGATGAGAGAAGCGAAATCCAGCAGACCATCAACGCTTACACAAAGAAGAAAACGGCCATTGAAGACAATTTGAAAGCCCTCTCTGTCCCTGCCAACCCAAAGACTCTGGAAGAATTCTCCATGGTCATATCAGCCTTGGATGGCCAGCTTAACCGTGCCGGGGAGAAAGAGCGGGCCACGATACAGGCGACAATCAACGCTTACAAGCGGGAAGAGGAAGAGATGCGAGCCCGTATCGCACTTGCGAGCACTCCCGCCGTCCTTTCAAGCCTCTCGGACTATGAGCAGGCAATATCAGCCTGCGAGGCTGTCCTGCAGTTCGCTAATGAGGAGGAAAGGGAAGGCATCCAAAGGACAATCAACGAATATCGGCGCAAGAAAGAGGCTATCGAAGACTCCCTGAATGCGCTTGACATACCCTCAAACCCTGTGAGCCTTGAGGATATCGGCCGGCTTGTATCTGCCCTTGAAACAAAACTCCAGAAGGCAGGTGAGACAGAGCGCACGGAGATCCAGAAGGAAATCAATCTCTGGGATGCGAAGCGTGAAGCCATCGAGGAGTCCCTGCAACTCGCTGGGTTGGATGAACTCTCCGCCATGGTCCAGAACGGGCTTGGGGTCGGAGGTGAGCTGGAGCTGCAGCTTCGCGCCAGGATTACCGGGGCCGAGGTGGCCAAGGCGAAGATCCAGGAACTGCAGAGAATGGCGGCAGTCGCCCAGACTGATGAGGAGAAGGCATCCATCAAGTCTGCCATCAAGCAGTGGCAGCAGTATGCCGTCCAGTTCGGGAACACGCAGACCGCCGGGGAAAAAGCCACAGGGATGCTCGAGAACATGTCAGCCATCGCCAATAGCATGTCTGGCATCGTGGGTGAGAATGCCTCGGGATGGCTTTCCTGGGGGGCAAACGTACTTTCGGCCGTAGCCGCAGCCATGCCTGCCATTGCTTCTGTCATCGGCGGGAACATCGCCCAGGCCTTCGCCGGGGCCACGGCCCAGTCCCAGACGGTGCCGTTCCCGTACAACCTTGTCGCTTTGGCCGCAAGCCTTACGGCGGTCACGGCAGCGGTGGCATCCATCCCCGCCTATGCTGAGGGCGGTATCGCCTATGGCAAGACGGTCGGCATGTTCGGCGAGTACTCCGGAGTCCAGCACAACCCGGAGGTGGTCGCCCCGCTTGACCGCTTGAAATCCCTTCTGGGAGGTTCTGACGGTGGCGGACAGGTAAGCTTCCGTATTGAAGGACGGACGCTCGTGGGAATACTTGAGAAAGAGAATCAGAGATCAAGACGCACAAGATAATGGCACTCGGAGTACGATACAGGGGCGCTTTTCCATCGAAAAGCGGGGACATCTGGAGGGTGGATATCCTCCAGGAGGGCTACGGAGGCACGCAGCCTGGGGCCCTCCATTTCCCTTCCGATTGCCCGGTAGAGATTGAATGGAGCGAGACGGACAAACTGGATCCCGTGCAGGGCTCCTGCGCCACCATCAAGATCATCAGCGATTCAGACCGCAAGTACATCGACCTCTATACCGTGGAGGTTGGAGCGGTCCGGGCCGATATTTACCGAAACGGGATCCTCTACTGGAGCGGTACCCTGGACACTGAGCTTTACGAGGAGCCGTATTCGACCACCTACGGGTACGATGTCACCCTGACATTCTCTGACTTCGCATGCCTTGACCGTCTTGATTGGACAGAGTCCGGGCTTGTGAGCATCCACGCTATGGTAGCGAGGTGCCTGGAACGTTGCGGCATCAATTACGGCGGTATCCAGAAGTTCATAAGCACATCTGCTTACTCCTATGACGGCGCAGCTGCCTTATCCCTTGAGGAACTGTATGTCAACCAGGAGAATTTCACCGATGAGGACGGGGTTCCGATGACCGCCCGGGAGGTGCTGGAGGAAATCCTGAAGCCTTTCGCATTGCGTATTGTCCAGAAAGCCGGTCTGGTTTACATCTACGACTTGAATGCCCTTTCCGTTATTCCCCCTTCCGCCCTGGAATGGGGAAACAGCGACGATGCCGTCCTCGCCGCCGACAAGGTGTACAACAATGTCAAGGTCACCTTCTCCCCGTATGGGGATGCCGAGATGATGAAAGGCACAGTGGAGGAGGATCCTACCCAGACTGACGAAAACGGTACCCTCATTTATCAGAATTACCATAAGAACGATTACGGGACACTTGACTCCCTTCCTGGATTCCGGCTCCATTATGACCTGACGCATGAAAGCAATATGGAGGTGAGCAATGGTGCCAGGTTCTTCCAGATCAACTCCATATACAGCGGGCAGGATGATACCGGCGTGATTGCCTCCTTCAAATTCGGGCACTCGGCCGTGGCGGAGGAGGATGGTGCCAGCTCCAAGGTGACGCACCGGCTGATTACCCCGGCTGATTGCGGGACCATTCCGAATGGCAATGTGAACACCTGCACCATCATCAAATGTCCAAAAGCATATCTTGGATATGTGTCTTATCTCAGGGGTTCATACAAGCTAAGGGTCAATCTGAACCTGCTTTTTGATGTCCGTTATAATCCGTTTGAGTCAGAGGGGGACTACAACGACAACGCCAGTTGGAGGAGCGGACTGTTCAACTGGAGCAAGCACGACGGCCCTTTCCAGAATATGCAGGACTGGTGCAACTTCGGGTATATTCCAATCAAGCTCACGCTGGAGGATGCGAACGGCAATGCTCTCTACCATTACCGGAACAGGAGCATTATGGAGAGCAGCCGGTGCGAGCAGACGGGTAACATATGGGTGGCCGGTGCGGCCTCCTGGGGGGAAGCTTTCTTGTGCTATTATGATTTCGATGACCGTAAGAGCAAAACAGGCTTCGGAGGGTGGAAGAGCAACAAGCAGAGCATCGGTTATTATCGGGATGACCTCCCGGAGAAATGGAAGTCCATTGATGATGGCGAATACTTGCCGCTGCCCCCGTGCGGGGGCTACCTGGTACTGGAAATCGGCAAGGGTGTCCACCAGTTTGACTATAAGCGCGAAATCAAGAATATCTACAAGTTCTGCAGGTGGATCGCCTACAAGGAGCCAACAATCACCCTCTGCAAGAAAAACTACAAGGAGGCTGAGACCGAGGATATCGAGGATATGGCATGGCTCAACCGTGCCGCCAAGGAGGAGCTGGAGATAGAGACCGTAATAGGAACCGTCACGCAGAACCACGGGGTCCCCAATGCGAAGGGACAGATCTTCAAGGCTTCCGGGGAAGCATACTCGAAGTTCACCAGGGCCGGGGTCGAAGACCGTCTTGAGCGCCTTTTGATCGGCACTGTTTACAGCCAATACGCGACCCGCCATGACACCCTGTCCGGGACCGCGAAACTGCTGCCCGGGTTCGGGATCTATACGGAGCGGGCCACTGAAGGAAAGTTCATGCTCCTGTCCGAGGTCCAGGACTGCAAGGAGGATGAATCCGTCATCAAGATGGCTGAATTCTCCGAGGATAACTATGAAGGAATAGAATACGAGGGATGAAGCGATATAATGTCATAACAACAGGGAAGGCCGCTATACCACGCAGCAAGAGACTTCGGGACACTGGTGGATACCAGAGCCCCGGGGGTGCTTCCGTTGTGACTGGCGGCGATTCTTCGTCATCATCCGCCCCGACCGGGGACGGGCATACCCATGCCAACAAGGGCGCCCTGGATGCGATAAGCATTGACAACGATTTCTACCTCTGGCTGACGCAGAAGATTGAGGGCGAGGATGACTCTACCACCGAGAAGGTCAAGGCAGGGTATGCCGACGACGCGGGATCCTGGGAAGGGCACAAGTTCGCCGATTATATGGACCAGCCTGTCCGGACATCCGACATCGTGCAGTTTGCCAAGGTAATCGCCGGACTCTTCAGAACCCCGGACTTTGTGTCCGGCATAGAGACCGGGTCCGGTGCAGCCATTGATGAGCGAGGCAACGGTGAGATGAATGGCCTCACCCTCCGCTCCTTCCTGAAAGTCCCTGTGCTCATCTATAACAAGATCCGCGTGACCGGCGGCGAGATGTGGAACACGGAAGGCGCCACCATTGCGGAGGTGATTCCCGATCCCGACAGTGACACGGCCTTCACGCTGCTTCTGGATATCGAGGACGGAGACCATGTGGAGTTGGCGGTGGATGACATCTGCAAGGGACATTACAACAGCAACGGGGGATTCATTACTTCCTATTTCCGTGTCGTGGCCGTGGATGATGCGGCAAAGACTGTCAGGGTCGTTCTGGGGGCTGACAACGAGGTGCCGGGCGGGGTGAATGCGGCTCCGGTGCCGTATATGAACATCGCCCGCTACGGCAACTTTACCGACACGGAGCGCCAACAGAGTCAGTATTTCAGCTCCTCTGAGCAGCGAATTGCGATGCTCTACGGGGTTGACCAGTATATCATCCAGCCCAGGCATTACAAGACGGTCTGGGGGAATGTCCCTGAATCGCTGATTCCTTCGAACATCCCCATACGTGGAAAGGCATCGATGTATCTGGACACCGTATTGACCAGGAATGTCATCGAGCTCGACCCGTCAGGGAACGCAATCAAGACCATCCGCGACCGGGGGATCTGGAGCGCCGCTGATGCGGTGGCCGACCCGTACCTGTGCAACGAGTCATATCAGGATGAGGTCTATCACAATTCCTGCAAGTACCGCTGCATCGTGGAAGGGACCACCCAGGAACCCAGATATGATTCAACCGACTGGTTGCTGGTGGCTGGCGACACGACCCTCCGCCTTGACATCGAGAGCAGCGAGGGGGACACTTTCCTTTACGGAGGGCTGGACACGACACTCCGCGCCGTAGTCTGGCGCGGGGTGAACGAAATAACCGCCGACATACTGGATTCGGACTTCACCTGGGCCCGTGATACAGGGGATGTCGTGGAAGACTCCACCTGGAATACCAACCACGCCGGGTCCGGCAGGACCATACACCTTACGAACGAGGATCTGCCGACGGCCTACAGAAGTGGTAAATTCATCTGCAGAGCATATGTCCGCGACGGGGCGGAAACGCTCAGCGCGACAATAGCGTTTTAGAACCATTTGAAAAGCATTTGAAAGCGATATGAAAAAGATCAAGAGACTGAATGTCATCTATACACCACTGAACGTGTCGGTGTCCTTGGTGCAGGACGGGGGCGGCCTGACGCAGACCCATTGCGCGGAGACTGGAGAGTACATCCCTGACCGTTCGCTGACCCCACTCGTCATCACCCCGGTCGTGAGGGTACAGGATCCTGACGGGATCATTGATGACGGAGCCGCCACACTTACCGGCGTTGCCTGGTATGCCCTCCCTGAGGACATAGCCAAGGCCGTGCCCGCCGGAACCTACATCGGGACGGAGCTGTCTCAGTACCTGGTCACAGATGCGACTGACGGCTTTCTCGTGGATAGGGATGGATCCATTAGGGTCGAAAAAAATATCCCGTACCTTTCCCCGGTCGTGTTGGTGTTCACTGGCAACATCCCGGACGTCAGGAGCGGCAAGCTGGTGAAGGTGCAGGACTCGGTCTTGCTCAGCACCTCATCAATTGCGGTGCCGGCCAGTCTGACGCTGGACAAACCCGCCTCCTGGTCATTCAACCCGATTGAGGACTCCGGGCTGCGATCCATCAAGGCCAGCCTGATGCTGGGTGGCCTTGCCCCCGACCCCTCTAAAGTAAAGACGAGGTTTTGGTGGTACCGCGCTTCCGGGAATACGGAGGTTCTCATCGACGAGGATGAGGATTATTTCTATGAGTCCGGCCAGGGAACGGATACGCTTGTTATCGACCCTGAGTATCTGGAGTCGGAGCGGATTATCTGCAAGGCCGTCTATGTGATTGGAAGCGGGAGCCTCCCCGCAACTCCCGGCCAGGACTGCCTTTCTGCGGAGACAGCAGTGTCGAGACGTTATCCCGCCTATGACTTTGAGAACTATGTCCACGGCGGCGTAGAGGTGGCCCCGAATGCCGGACACGTCAAGAATGAGTGTGTGGTGACCATCGGCCAGCAGGTGCTCGAGAATCCCTCGAGGTATTTCACCGTGGTATGGTCCATCAAGGACCCCGTGTATGGGGCCGAATGGCGGATCCTCGGATACGGGGACTCCATCATGATCCCTGCTGGGGAGATAGAATGGGGCGCGGACATAGGACTGGAACTGGAAGAGTTTGATCCTTTTGGGGCGATGTCCGACAACGGAACAGATGTCCTGACGGACGATGACAATAATATCCTAACATTTTGAGCCATGATATACAGATATGCTAAAGTGCCTTTCCAGGCAGCTGCCGATCTTGGACTCTCGAAGTCCAGGAAACGCACTGTCTCCGGCGAAGTGATAATCAACGAGAGTGACCTTCTGACCTACGGGAGGGGCTCCGACTTCAAGAAAAAAGTCAAGCAGCTGGGCGGGACGGTCCTGACGGCGTTTGAGGCAAAGAGAGAATTGGAAAAAACAGAATAAATTATGAGCAGTGTAAGCGGACTGACTACAATCAAGTATGTCAAACAGGGGGACACCCTTTCTTGCGGGTTGAGAAGCACCTTCCCGCTCAAACAGTTTATCACCAACGGTACCAATGTCGTGACGCCTTCCTTCGCCACGAACATGCCGTGCATCTACCCGGTCATCAGGAGCAGCCTGACGGCCACGAGGATTGCGCCTCTGGCCTCTGGCGTTTCCTGGAGCTACAACGGTACTGTCATCGCCTTCGACGCCAACGGCCTCTCTTCGGCCATGGGAGCCCTGGCCGCCGGAACGTTCAAGTCGGAATGGAAGACCATTGACGGGTTTACCGTCCCGACGTTGACGATACTGAAAGACGTGGCGTCATCGGCGAATATTGATGCGGATACCATTCTTTTCCAGGCGACGGTCAATACCGGCTTCCAGACACAAGTGTCAGCCTCCATCGAGGTTGGGGTGGAGCAGACGGACGGCGAAGCATTCCTGGCATACATAACTGTGAATAACGGCGGGGTCATTGATGACAATGTGGCCACCCTCACGGCCAAGGCGCATTTGCTCATCGGCGGCAGCGAGCAGGCTTCCAATGTGACTTACGAGTGGTTCAAGATGAGGGTGCAGAACGGCACCGACGGATGGGTGACAACCGGGAAGAAGACCCAGTCCATTACCCTCGCAGCATCGGACATCAACAGCACGGAGCTCTATAAGTGCGAGGTCAAGTATGGTGACAAAACAGCGGAGGCCGTGCTTGAGGTCGCCGATGAGACGGATATACTCATCATCTACCCGAACCCCACCGATGGGGCCGGCAACACCGTGCCCGAAGAGTTGAGTGCAGACGGGCAGAGAGAAATAACCTATGTCCCCGAAGTCCGCAAGCGAGAAAACCAAATCACACAGAGCGGATTCACGTTCAATTACCTGCTCACGAATTCATCTGGAGATGAAATTGCCTCGCAGGATGGCGGTACATCGTTCAAGGTGACCCTCGCCCATGCGCAGACCGCCCAGGGAGATCTGTCGCTGATTATATCGGCGACGAAGTGATGTGCCTGAAAAGAATACTGCAGATCATGACGAAAGTGAAATCAATTACCAGGATTGCCTTCAAGCAGCAGCCGACGGGTATCAAGTCCGTTGACGTGGAATACTACCTCTCCACGTCAACGACCGAGCTTGCCGGCGGCTCTTGGCAGACCACGGCACCGCAATGGGTGGAAGGGCGCTATATGTGGTCCAGAACCAAGACGGAGATGACAGATGGCAGTATAGTATATTCCGAACCGGCCTGTATTGGAGGCACCGGCCGAGGGATCAAGTCCATCCAGGAGCAGTACTACCTTTCCACCTCCAACTCATCGCTCTCCGGCGGCAGTTGGGCGAATACCCCGCAGGCTTGGGTAGATGGCAAATATATGTGGACTCGTTCTGTCATTACCTATTCTGACAACACGACATCCACAACGGATCCTGTCTGCGTCACAGGGGCCAAGGGTGCGACCGGGCAGTCTTCTTTCAAGAGCATTGTCTTTATCAGAAGCAACAGTACCCCTTCTACCCCGACTGGCGGAAGCTATTCTTCCCCGGTTCCTTCCGGCTGGAGCGACGGAGTGCCTTCCGGGGATGCGCAGCTCTGGATGTCCACCAGGATCTTCACTGACGACGGAAAATTTCCCCAGCAGTCTGCATGGACTGCGCCGCAGGCTGCGACGGACACTGCGGATGTCGATTTCGAATACTCCAGTTATGCAAGCCCTGGCACTCCGGCGACCAACGCCTCCAGATGGCATAACGATGCCACATCGGATGACATCTGGATGGCGGTCAGAACCTGTAAGAACGGCACCTGGGGATCCTGGGACGTGATGAAGATCAAGGGAGAAAAGGGCGACCAGGGCGACAAAGGCGACAAAGGCGATACGGGACAATCCTCTTTCAAAAGCATCGTTTTCAAGAGAAGCAACAGTACCCCTTCTGCCCCGACTGGCGGAAGCTATTCTTCCCCGGTTCCTTCCGGCTGGAGCGACGGAGTGCCTTCCGGGGATGCGCAGCTCTGGATGTCCACCAGGATCTTCACTGACGACGGAAAATCGCCACAACAGTCTGCCTGGACTACGCCTCAAGCTGCGACGGACACGTCGGATATTGATTTCGAATTCTCCAGCTATGCCGCACCTGGCACCCCAGCGACCTATCCTTCCAGGTGGCACGACTCAGCTGCGACGGATGATATCTGGATGGCTGTCAGAACCTGCAAGAACGGTACCTGGGGATCCTGGGAAGTGACGAAGATCAAGGGAGAGAAAGGCGACCAAGGTGATAAGGGGGATAAGGGAGACAAGGGCGACAAGGGCGACAAGGGGGATCGTGGCTATACCGGATCCATCAGGAGGATCTCTGAATGGGCGAAAAGCACGAAATACTATTCAGGGGCTGCAGGAGAGCCCTATCAGGATGTCGTTATTTACAACGGGGTCTATTACCTGTGCGTGACGACACATACGAGCACAACGACAACTCCGTATGCAAGTGTGAATGCCGGCGGCTCCCTGTGGGAGGTGACCACCCAATATAAATTCGCCGCTACCAAGGGCATCTTCGTGGGGGACGGCAGTGTCGGTTGGATTGCTGACGGGGGCAGGATCTACCATACCTCCGGTAAGATATACTTGGACTCCGACGGGAGCATTATGACCTCCAACGGAAATTTCAAGGTGGATGCAGACGGGAACGTGACGGCCAAGGCCGGAACGTTCGAGGGATCCGTTGACGCCAAACAGGGGAAGATTGGCGGATTCTCCCTTAAGGATAACTGGCTCGAGGCGGAAGGCGACAATTATGGGGCCTTGATTTCCGCAGCTACCTTCAAGCTGTTCGCAAATTACTTTGACCTTGGTGACGGGAGGATAACGAGCAATTTTGAGGTGCACCCGTACGCAGTCGCGTATTCATTTTTCTATATCATGCAGAGACTGGTAAGCGCGATTACCCCAGAATCCGGGGCTGCAGATTATTCAGCATCCAATCGCGCCAATGTGCTGATGTACCTTTCGGCTACAGGCCAGAAGCTGCCCACTTATGGCAGCAATGGCACGCCTTACGGGGGCAATTTCGCCGCGTGGTGTGAAGGCGGCATGTTTGCGGGCCTACGCCCGCATCTGAGGCATTTGAGCAGCGCAGCAACACTTGCGGCTACAGACAATGTGATAGTAGTCAATAATTCAAGTGCTATAACTCTTACACTACCGCATAATGCAGAAATAGGGCAGGAGTATGAGATCTGGCATACGAGCAGTACCACGTTAACCATACAGACACAGAACTACTCTGTCCGGAAATACATCTATCGGCTGACCAAGACAGCGGGTTTTTCTTATTCCATTGAAAGCGGCAGCCAAGAGATAATGCGCTTTAAGTTTACCCCGGGACTGTACAATAGTAACAGCAACGAAAAGGGGTGCTGGCTGATGGTGTACTATGGCAAGAATGCATAACAATAAACATCATAGAAATGGCAAAGAAACGACTTGATTCATTAGACACGTTCGCCGCAATCAATGACGGCGACACCATCTTGGGGAAATCTGCGAGTGCCGGCAAGTACGGACATTTCCCGATCAATCTGATTTTCGGCGACGGCTATGCTTGCCGCCGCTGGAACCTGAACCTCTCCACTCCCGTCGGCGAGGCCGTCGGCAATATCGATTACATCAGGAACCTGCCTTCCCTCATCGGGCTTGGCTGCTACCTGGTGGACGATGCCCACAACCGGCGGAAGCTGGACCCTTCGAACCATTACAAGTTCGCCACCGGCGATACGGCAAGACTGGACGGAACCATGGGACAGTATATGTGGGGCTGGCGCACCCCGTTCTACATCTCCGTATGGGTGGAAGGGGAATATCTCTACAAGGCCGCCAGCCTGAAGCCCATCCCAGTGCGAGAGAACTACCGCATCCCCATCGCCTCTAAGGGCGCCGGCAACGCTGGCATTATGGACCGCACGAATGACAAGTTATGCTCGCTTATCAGCACGGATGAGCAGTACAGGGGTGGTAACAACACGGTACTCACCACTGGCACCGCTTCTGAAGAAAACCTGTCCATGCTGGGCTATGCGGCCACGCAGATGGGAACATCCACCTTCGAGGCGAAAGGAGCAAATCGCGGTGCCGGTTGGGGTGCCGGCTGGTACTGGATTGAGACGGTGACGCTCATCCTCTTCGACATCATCATGGGAACCCGGAACTGCCAGGCGGCATTCAACGCCGCCAAAGATGCGAATGGGCTCTTCCAGGGCGGTCTTGGCGCTGGAATTAGCGGATTTTCTTCCTGGGCTGCCTATAACGCCAACTACCCGGTTGTTCCTTATTCCGCCGGAGTAGAGCTCGCTGACGGGGTGGGCGTGTCAAATCACGCCGTTCTGAAAGCTGACGGAACGACGGCATTCACGGCTCCCATCCCGGTGTTCTTCGGCCTCAAGAACCCTTACGGCCACCTTTGGGTTGGCAAGAACCGGATTATCGGAAAGAAAGCATCCGACGGCTCGTATGACTTCTATGTGGCCAAGTCTTCCAAGACAACCTGGGATTATTCGAAGACGGAGGAGATGCTCTTTGTCGGCAGTCTCGCCGCTGTAGCCGCTGCGGGGTGGAGTTACATTTCCAGATTGAACTTCCAGGGCCTTGCCGGTATGCCTTCCGAATGCAGCGGGACAGCCTCCACTTATTATGCTGACGGTTGCTACAGGGATGTTGCTACTTCGGGTTTTCGGTCGCCTCTTGGCTCTGGCCTTGCTCTTCGGGGTGACATTGATGGCCTGGCGTGCTTCTTTGGTGACTTTGCGCCCTCGACTGCCTATGCGAACCTGTCGTCGCCCCTCTGCGAAACGCCGGATGACTTTGATCCGGTTCCGATTATCGTGGCGGCGTAGGACCGAAGTGATGTGAGGGGCGACGCGGCCCCCTAAGAAACCGCGCAGACCGCCACGGCGGTCGAGCAAGAAACCCGGCGCCCGCCAGGGCGCCCTTTGAAAGTTCTTTGAAATACTGTTCTTTCCTTTCCGTGGGAATCGTCCCGGCGGTATGCCAAACACATACCGCCGCAAGGCGGTTTTTTTATGACGGGGTTTTTGAAGTTGGCCGGGAATTCGTAACTTTGTGGCGCCTGAAAGGGTGGGCTTATCCTCTCTGGCGGTAGGTTTCCGGTTTTCGGTCGCCTCTTGGCTCTGGCAATGCTAATCAGGGTGACAATGATGGCCTGGCGTACTTCAATGGTAACAATGCGCCCTCGAATGCCAATGCGAACCTGTCGTCGCCCCACTACTTGGGCCCGGTGTTTTTGTGTTTGCATTCCGGGTCTATTTGAGGGTTGGCCCCGGCACTTGCCGGAAAACATATCATCAAAACGGGTTCTGGTAGGTCCTCCGGATTCGACGGCGCTCGTGAGAGAAAGCAGACACGCGGACACCGTAACACCGAATGACACTTTTGACACTGTGACACGAAGACACGGACACCTGTCTGATGTGGTGGGAACCAAAGAGAATTTCAAGGGGGCCCACCAATGCGCCAAGCGGCGCAAGAAGAGACGGAAGGAGGTCAGGGAATTTGAATCCAACCTGGATGAGAATACCGAGCGCCTCCTTCAGCTTTTTCTGTCCGGTCGTTACAGGCCTTCCCCTTACAAGTACAAGACTATCCGGGACAAGAAGGAGCGTTTCCTTTCGATGCTCCCATACCCGGACCATGTCTACCATTGGGGCATCCTGAACCCGGCCGAGCTCATCCTTGACCGGTCGATGGACGAGCGTACTTTCGCCTGTGTCGTCGGCCGTGGCCAGCACCAGATGGTGAAGTTGGTCGCCCGGGACATCCGGACGCACCCGGAACTGAAGGCCTTCGCCAACCTGGACGTGTCGAAGATGTATGCGAGTATCCCCATCGATGTGCCCAAAGGTTACCTCCGCCGGCACATCAAGGATCCGCTCCTGCTGAAGTCGTTCGACGCTGTCCTTGACAGCAGCATAGGGACTCCGATGGGGAACGGCGACCCTGATCATCCGGCCGGCCTTGCCATCGGCCTCAAGATCTCCACCATCCACGCCAACATCGCCCTCGCCCAGTTCGACCACGACGTGCGCCGGCTGTTCGGTCTCTGGCGGAATGACCGGCTCATAGACCTGATGGCCATCCAGTACGTCGAGTCCAGGAAGGCCACGGCCAAGACCCCCGGGGACCGGGCGGAACTGGCCAAGGGCGACGCCTACCTCACCGGACTGTTCCGCTCTTACGCCAAGAAGGGTATCAAGTTCTACTACCGGTTCATGGACAACATCCTGATCCTTCACGAGGACAAGACGTTCCTTCACATGGTGTCGGACTGGATCGCGCTCTATTGGGGGACGGAACTCCGGTTGACGATGAACGCCAAGTGGCAGGTCGGGAGCATTGCCGGCAAGGTGCCCGAGAGGGGGCCGTCACGCTACTCGGATGGTTTCACGATCGTCGGGTACCGGGTTTTCTCGGACGGTCACATAAGGGCCGGCAAGGATGTCAAGGAGGCCCTGAAACGGAAGATCCGCAGGGGTTGGAGAATGGGCCTCACCGACGACCAGATCCGGAGGGCCCTGTCCTCAAGGCTGGGGACCATGATGCACGCTGATTCTATCAACTTCTTAAACAAATATCACATGGAAAAGAAAGAACGATTGGGCGCAAAGATTAACAAGCGCAAGAGCCAGTGTCCCTTCGACATCGCCCACACCCAGCAGCGGAGGTTCGAGAGCCTCCTGTTCAACCCGGCGACCGGGACGGAGGAGGATGACTTCCTGATGGAGCTGCGGGACTATGCCGTCATCGACTCGATCAAGGAGTTCAACGACGACAACACCCCAAAGAAATGCCTCGCGATCCGCTTCGAGTGGCAGGGCAGGGAGTTCTCCTATGAGAACGAGAAGGGCAAGGAGGTGCTTGTTAAGCCCGGGGAGGAGTACTTCGCGTACACCGGTTCCAAGGTCTTGATCGAACAGGCCGAGACGGAGTTCTCCAAGGACGACCTCCCCGCACCGACTGTCATACGAATTGAGGAAAACAAGAAAAAGAAGAAGTTTTACAAATTCACGTAACATGAACAGAACACCAACCCACACTGCGGTCTACCCGCAGCCCATGCGCCCCACTCAGTACGATGGGGCGCATTTTTTATGCTATCTGAACGAGTCCGAGGCCGACTATCAACCTGATGAGGAATCGGATCCGGTACCGGGCGTCGCTTACAGCGGCGACCTGGAGGACGGCGGCACCCTCATCGAGTGCGATGAGTGGAACCGTGACAAGCTCATCAACGGAATCCTCCGCACGAGGTATCTCCAGACGGAGGAGGACGCCATCAAGACCCACCAGATCCAGCTCCTGCAGACGGAGGCCGGCCTGGGCGGCGATTCCCTTACTAACGAGCAGAAGGCCGCGTACCTCCAGGAATGGGAGGCTTTCAAGGCCTTCCGCCAGCAGGTCATCGACCTTGTGGACTCCTGGGACACCTGGGAATAGGAGGGCAAGGCTATGGGACACGATATCAGGCCGCTCGTGGCGTTCATCAAGTCCTGGGAGGGCGGATTCGTCGATGACCCGGACGATAAGGGCGGCGCCACGAACAAAGGCATCACCATCGGCACGTTCCGCTCCGTCTATGGCCGTAACAAGACCGTGGAAGACCTGAAGCGGATGACCGACCAGCAGTGGGAGTACATCTTCCGGACGAAGTATTGGAACCGCTGGAAGGCCGATCAGATCAAGGACCCGAGCGTCGCTTTCTTCCTTGTAAGCTGGGTATGGGGTAGCGGCGTCTGGGGCATCAAGAACCCCCAGAAGGTCCTCGGCGTAGCCGTTGACGGCGTTGTCGGGGCCCTGACACTGAAGACCATCAACTCCAGGGACGGTCGCGAACTCTTCGAGGCCCTCAAGAAAGAGAAGAGGGCCTACCTCGAAAGGATCTGCATCAGCACCCCGACCAACAGGAAGTTCCTGAAGGGATGGCTGCGAAGGCTGGATTCTTTCAACTACAGGGCGATAACCCTGAACACGAGACCGGCGAGGACCATCAGGTTCTGACCGGGACAGGCCCTTCGGGAGTGGGCATGAAAAAACTCCCGGCCTGTAAGAATTAGCATCACCCACTTCTTACACAAATGCTGCGACGAGCAAAGCCGGGAGTAAAACTCTCGTTTGTTCGTCGCAGCTTTGTGCGTATGGGTGATGCACCGCAAAGGTAGTAATAATAATTGATTCAAACGATATGAGAACACCGATTTCCTACTACGGAGGGAAGCAGACGATGCTGAAGCACATCATGCCGCTCATCCCCACCCACCAGCTCTACACGGAGGCCTTCTGCGGAGGTGCCGCCGTCCTGTTCGCTAAACCGCCGGCGGAGGCCGAGATCATCAACGATATCAACATGGAGTTGACGAACTTCTACTGGATAGCCCAGGTCTACTACCGTGACCTCAAGACGGAGATTGACAAGACCCTCCACAGTCGTGACCTGCACGCCCACGCAGCCCACATCAACGCTTACCCGGAGTTTTTTACCCCGGTCCAGCGGGCCTGGGCGGTATGGGCCCTTTGCAAGATGTCCTTCGCCTCGATGATGGACGGATCCTTCGGGTACGACTTCGGGGGCGGAATGCCCAAAAAGATCCAGAACGCCAAGGACGAATTCACGGAGCAGGTATGCCGGAGACTGGAGCATGTGACCATCGAAAACCGGAACGCCCTTGACGTGATCCAGACCTACGATTGCGAGGAAGCCTTCCACTTCGTGGATCCTCCGTACATCAATAGCGACTGCGGGCACTATGAGGGCGTGTTCTCCGACCGGAATATGGAGGAACTGCTGGATCTGCTCGGAACGGTAAAGGGAAAGTTCATGCTGACGATGTTTCCCTACGAGCCAATCGAGCGGCACGCCGAACGGAACGGCTGGGCCATCCACAGGGTGGAAAGGCTCATCAGTGCGTCGAAAACATCCCGCCGGAAACAGGAGGAGTGGATGGTCTGCAATTACGAGGAGCAGCACCAACGCACCCTGTTTGAAAACCTGATGGGGGGGGGGTGGAATAGAAGCCTCCTGAAGGCCATTTCCGTGCCCTCTGGCGGGCTTTTGACGATAATATGTATAAACCCTTAATCAAGTGTAAAGATGAACAAATATCACGAAATTTTGAAGCGGATTCTGCGGGACGGGAAGATCCAGCAGAACAAGAAAGGGGCGATCAAATACCTGCTCAACCAGCAGCTATCCCTGGCGCCCGGCGACCTCCTCGAGATCTTCGAGGGACACAACCTTGCCCGGAAGAAACTCCGGAACGAACTCGACCTGTTCACCCACGGCGAGAGGAACGTGGAGAAATACCGAGAGGCCGGCATCTCCTGGTGGGACTATGTAGGCCCCATTCTGGTGAACTCATATCCGACCTACTTCGAGAAGCTGCCGCCCCTGGTGGCTAAGATCAACCGGGAGAAGAGGAACAGCAAGAACTATGTCTTGTTTCTGGGGCAGACCGATGCGGAAAGTAACCAGGCCCCGTGCCTCTCCCTCGTGCAGTTCCAGATTGACGGAGGAGAATTGGTCTTGACTGCCTACCAGCGCAGCTCCGATGCGAGTCTTGGCCTGCCTTCGGATATCTACCACTTGTACCTCATCTCAAGGCAAATTGACCTCCCTTTGAAGTCGATAACCCTGTTCCTTGGCAATGTCCACATCTACGAGAACAACCTTCCCAACACGGAAAGGCTGCTGAATGGGGAGGAGGTGAAGTTTGAACTGAACGTCTGA